AGGCTCGGGTTGATTAACGAGCTCGGTAGGCAATTCAACCATAACGCTAGCAGTTTCATACGCTAGGCGTATAGACTTGAAGGGGATCAGGGGTTCCAGGAACAGGGCGCCGCAGTGCAATGCGTCGTCTTGTTCTTGGCAATTCACTGCATACACCATGTGGGCAGCGTCCATCAGAAGGTCGTGTTGCATCGGATTGTCTAAAAAAAAAAGCCCCGCAAAAGCAGGGCTAAAGGATTGGCTCCTCCTCAGTCTGACTGCTAAGCGGTTTTGAAGAGGCTTGTGAAGCCTTCAAGTGAGAAAAGCACACCAGATGCAGAAGGGTTACCGCTGCCGTCGAGGGCCTGCTTGATGGCACCGTCTGCCACACGGAGGCGGTAGATGGTGTCAGCAGCCAGGTCGGCAGTGGGGTTGATAGTGATCACGTTGCTCCCCACACCGCCCAAGGTGACAGTGGCAGGTGCAAGGACACCGGTGTCTGCGACCTCGAGGCGGAAGCCACCTCCATCGGTTTGGCCCAGGTTGAGCTGCGCGAGGGCGGCCGCACCGTCGCTGGTGTAAGTGACAGTGAGGTTATCGGTCACATCAATCGAGTCCGCATTGGCTGCGGGAACCACGGCGTAGCGGCGATCACCGGAGTTGGCTGCGGTGAACAGCAAGCTGGACTGCACCCCACCAAAGGCGAGCTGCGTGGAGCCAGCGTCATAGAGGCCGAACACTGGACTCCCTCGAGACATGAGGTCGAAGGACACCTCAGTGAGACCTTCAGCTGTAAGGTTTTCGTTGTAGTTCATCACCACGGCGTTGAAGCCGGTGAAGTCATACATGTAGTTGCCGGATTGACCGTAAGTCTGCCCGAGCTCCTTCAGAAACTCAACGTAGATCTCGTAATCCTTGTTGTAGCGAGCTTTTTCGATGAGGCTGAAACCTTCTTCGTAAGCACCACGGAACTGGGGGCAGTTCTGCCCGGCAGGGGTTTCTGTGTTCTTCAGGAAGTAGGCAGTCACAGATGCCTGCACCGTAGAACTGGTGATCAGCGAATCACCCCAGCCATCGTCGCCCAGAAGACGGAACTCCTGGTTGTTGTCGTTGATGGCGAAGGAGGTGTTGCTCACACCTTGCATTTCGACGTATCTGGAGCCGGCGTCAAGGGAGGGCAGGGTAATCAGGCCGGCGGTGTCGCGCGTAGCGAAATAACGGCAGGGTGGGGTCAAGTCCACGGCGCGGACAAGGGTCCGGTGAGCCTTGTGGAAAGACAGCCCGATGGCGTAATCAGCCATGGTTTGTACTCCTTAGGGGATCGGGGGATTGAGAACGGGTCCAAGAATGGATACCGTCAAGGCCTCATAGGTGGCCTCAGTCCGGGGCGTGGGGGTAGCACGGTCCCGGGGGAAAACGCGAGCCAAACGTCTGCTGATGTCCAGCAATGTAGTTACCATACGTGTTCCCTTTTGCGTGCCGTAGTTGGTAAAACGAATCGGCCAGCGCTCGAAGGACACAACGGCTCCGACAGAGCCAGGTGAAGTGATCTCAGGCATGTCCGAAATCGTGCACTCGATACCGGTGACTACCCAGTCAGAAGGCACCATGTAGACCCCGACGACGTAAACCGCTGGGATACGAGTGCCATCAGGCAGTGAGTAGTACCCCGGCCAGTCGGCTTCAGGACGCAAGGTGGTTCCGTCGCTCTCGTAAAGGTTCAGGATGTAGCGCTCGATGGTCGTGCGTACATCTCGGACCTGAGGGCATGCGGTGATGGCAGTCACTGTTGCTGCCTCCTCAGCGCTTCTTGTGCAAAACGCTGAAACTGTGCGGGGGCCTCCTCCAGAGGAGCTTTCGTCCAAGGGCGCCCGGGGAACCGGAGCCCAGAGGTAGAAACTCCGCCCTCGTGGACTTGCGCGGCGTACTCCGCAGGCCAGGTGAACGTGATCGAGCCATCTGGATTGATGACGCGCGTCTGGCTGGCGCGAAGGCGGCCGGTGTCAACGATGTCCCGCACTTGTGGCGGGGTGGGGTAGCTCCACTTGGCGGCGGAAATCTCCTCCGTGAAGCGGGTATCGAGCCAGCTGGCGAGTTGCTGCGTGGCCTGGGCAGCGGCAGCGCGGAGCTGGTTGTTGAGCGGACGCTTAGCCATTGCTCGGACCTCCAATTACACGAAATGTGCCTTGAATAGATTGCCGAATATCCTGATAAGCAGCGTTGTCCATATTGAGCTCAAAAACGAGCTCAAAACGGCCGTGATAACCGTTAATGACGGCTTCAGCTTGACTGCCATTGGTAATCCGCGTGTCTAAACGCGCAGGATTTAGTAACCGACCACTGCAGTTGTAACTAGAGTTGTCAGCACCTGACTGCCCATTCCAAGAAGGGGCTTCAAGGTTTAAAGCTGCCAGGTATTCGACAGTCTCAGACGTTTGAATCGTGTTTCCGGTAGCTGGATCCACGCTGAGCTGGGTTCCACCGACCTCGAAAGCCAGCTGAGCATTCCCCCAAGGGGCGTAGTTGGCAATAGTGGTGGCGGAAATAGCCATAGCTACAGCGCGAAGCCAGATAAAGGCAATGTGTCTTTCAGCCGTTCATACTCCTGTCCATAAAGACTGGCTTTGAAACCGGTGCCGAAAGGTTGTCCTGATTGACTGCCGACCTGAAGGCCGACTTGCATCACCCGGGTGGAGAGGCTATGGGCTGCCAGATAGCTGACAGCCTCGGTGTGGACTTCGCCCCATTGAGTTTCTGGGGTGGCACGCCCCGCCTCTGCGATCGCTCCCTCGACAATGGTGAGAGTGAGCTCACCGAACTCGGGGAACCGAGCCAGGAAATCGCTTGAGGTGGGGACAGCCATCAGCCCTTGCCTTCCGAAATGGCCGCGACGCGCTTGTTAATCGCGTTGATGACGCGGATGCGTTGCTCACCTCCCTCCCAGCGGCGAAGCTGGGTGACGTCGAAGCTGTTCTCCACAAGACTCATGGCCTGAGTTACAGGCATATCGGCAAGGGAGTCCGTTTCAGCTGGGGAAGCTTCAGCAACCACAGCTTTCTCCTCTTCCTCGACGCGGAGTGCACCGAGTTTGAGCAGGGACTTGACGTAATCGTAGTTCTTGATTTTCTCCCAAATGGCTTCGGGGAAAGCACGATTGACTCCAGACGTGACCTTGATGTTAGATGGCTGTCCCTTCTCTTCAATGAAAGAGAAGCTAATCGTGCACCCTTTGTCCATCGGAGGACTTTCGAGTTCAGGTCGATAAACGAGAATCATTACTACAGAGGTGAAAGAGCCAAAAAAGCAAGCATCAGCTTACCGACCTTTATCAGGCCTTTTCGAGCACAAGTGCGCTCTTGGGGTAGTAGAGGGACATGCCGCCGGTGCGAGCATGAGCTGCCACGGTGAACTCAAGCTCCTGCCGCACAGGGGGGAAGAACTCGAGAGGCTGCGGAATGTGCAGCTGCAGCTTGTCGGGGCTGCGGTCGTAGCAGATGATCCGGTCCTTGGACAAGAAGCCGCCAGACTTGGAAGCCTCGAGCTCGTTGATGGGCTCGATGGCGGTGATCATCGGGTTCGTACGCAGGAAGAACTCCATCACCGTGGTGTCGGAGGTAGTGCTGCGTGGGGTTGTAGAGATGACGCGATACACGTCGTAGGGCACCAACATCGTGTTGGGCATCTCCTTCATGTTGCTGTTCTGCACAAGACGAGTGGGAGCCTCGTTGAGCAGCTGCAGCATCTCATCGGTGGTGATGTCAGAAGTGTCGAACCAATGATCCGGCACAAGCTTGTCCACCTGATCGTTATTGAAGAAGCCCTTCATGCCTGAAGGAGCCTCGCCAAAATAGGCGATCTCTTGAACTTTTTCCTCGTAAGCACGCCGCACAGCGTTGGCGCGGCGTTGCTCGAGGTTCATACCCGGCACCATGGCGGCGGCGCGGGTTTCCTGCACGGTGTAGGCGAAAGAACCACCCAGGGAGCGGATCGGGTGCGTGACCTCCTTACGGAGCACGTCTGCCCGAGGCAGATCCTTGGCCTTGTCGCCAATCACCTTCATCGAGCCTTGCTTGTCGAAGACGCGATAGGTGTAGGAATCAGCGCCATTGCCCACCTCGGATGAGACGGGGATGATCGCGCTGTATTTGATGTCGGCGTACTCAACCTCGAAGGTGCGAGCCAGGATGGTTTCCAGTTCGCGGGCGAGAAAGAGACCGACCTCGTCATTACGGATTTCTGAAGTCATTGGAGGGGCTCCGTGATCAAGTGTCGGCGGTGAAAGTTACCCCGGGGATGTCGATCTCCAGGAGTACCAGACCTGCGCCACTGGTTTCCGACAGCCAACGAGCTCCGCCGGTCAAAGCGAAGGTCTTGTTAGCTACGGCGGTGTCAGTAAAGCGGCCTACGTAGGCGCCATCCACAGTGCCGGAATGGTCAACACCGAAGAAACGCACGGCATCACCGAGCGCGATGGCAGCGGTGCTGTACACCCAAACAACACCCTTGGACAGCACGTTGACGGTCTGAGTGTCGGGGTAGCCAACACGGGAGGAACCGTCAGCGATGATGTTGGTGGGGTTGGGGGTGTAGGCGGAAGAACCGCTGACGCCCTCGAAGGTCATGCCGTCGATGGCAAGGCCCACAACGCCAGTGCCGCTGGTGGCCAGGGCGACCGCGAACGGATCGTTCGAGGTGGGGGTGTTATCGGTGGCAACCAGGGAGCCGAAAGGAATAGCGGCACCAGACTGGTTGTAGTAGCTGCGGGACACATAAGCCTGCAGATCAGCGAGCATGCCTTCGTGACCAGCGGTCAGTTCGAGCGGATAGCTGCCTTGTGCACCAGAAGGACTGGTGACAGTGGTAGGGGTGAAAGTTACGGCCATTGAAGGGACTCCTTACTTGGTGGCGGTGAGGGGACGTTTCCAAGCCTCAACCTGCTTGGCCCGGTAGGCAGAAACAGGGTCGGCGGCACCGCGACCGGCACCTTTCAGTGCGTTACGAAGAACGTTGGTGCTGTCTTCGCGGTCAGCGGAGTCCTGATTGATGGTTTCGCTCTCGTAGTCCTCTTCCTCTTCGTCGTGTTCCTCTGCGGAATCAACGTGAGCAGCGAGGATGCCTTCGACCACGCCTTGGATGTAGGCGGGCTCGGCGTCTTCGCGAGGTGCGGAACCGGTCAGGTTCTCGTAAGCCTGGGTGTAGAGCGTGGCGTCGTCGATGCCGTCGAACGTGAAGTCCTCGGCAAAAGCGGGAGCCAGACGCTGCAGGGTATCCAGGCGCGCTGCGACGAGCTGGTCGAGCTCGGCGGTATCGATGCGCGGGGTGTCGGAAGACGCGAGCTCTTCTTCAAGAGCGTCGGCACGACCTTCGGCGGCTTCTTTTTCGAGAGCCAGGGAATCGAAGTCGGCCTGCAGAGAATCAAGCTTGTTGGAAAGCTCATCGCGCTCGGTGGCGAAAGCCTCCAGCTGGCGCCCCATGTCCCGGGAGTAGGACTGGACCGCACTAGCTGTTTCTGCGGGCAAATCGATCTCCAGGCCGTCGAGTTTGACGGTTGCCATAACGGGAGATGCAGTTGAACTGGACTGGGGCGCCATTTCTTGCTCGGTGGGGTTGGCTACAGCATCGGCTGCATCCATACGATCAAGCAAGAGTCGAACCTCCGGGCCAGCCCGGCCGCGGGGGACGATGGCGATGTGGTTCACACGGATGTTGCGCTGAACGCCGGCATACTCT